ACAAATTAGAAGCTACACTAGATAAAGGATTACTTATTTTAGATATTCCTATCTCAGTTGAAAAAGCACCTAAGAAAATTGAAATTAAATCAAAGTTGCTTAAATAAGTTTTGAAATCCAAAGATCTGTCCGTATCTTAAATTTAATTAAAAATCATAATATGAAACAAATAAAACCGTTGCATAACAATATTGTTATCAAACAAGATGAAAATGAGGAACGATATGGTAATATATTAGTTGCCGATATGGGAAAAGATAAACCATTAATCGGAACAATAATTGCTGTAGGTCCTGGACTAATTAATTTAAATGGAGTATTAATTCCAAATACACTACAAATAGGAGATAAAGTTATATTTACCTCATTTGGTGGACAACGAATGGTTGTTGAAAATGAAGAATATTTAATTTACAAAGAACAAGACATATTAGCTGTATTAGAAAATGAGTAAAATTATTAGTTTTGACCGAGAGGCAAAAGAAAAATTACAATCCGGTATTGACAAGGTCAATAAAGCCGTGTCAGTAACAATGGGTCCTTTTGGACGTAACGTATTAATTGAAGAAGAACATGGTGTTGTAAAATCTACAAAAGATGGTGTTTCTGTTTCTAAATCAATTATTTTAGAAGATCCAATTGAAAATATGGCTGTTACTGTTATTAAACAAGCCGCACAAAAAACAGTAGATTCTGCAGGTGATGGTACTACAACATCTACAGTATTAGCTCATTCGATTGCATCTCAAGCATTAGATGCCACAGCTTATGCATCTACAAATGCTACTCAAGTAAAACGAGATATTGAAGAAGCAGTAAAACAAGTAGTAGAAGAATTAAAAACACTATCTAAAGCTATTTCAGGCGAGAAACAAATTAAACAAGTAGCCACACTATCAGCAAATGGTGATACAGAAATTGGTGAATTAGTAGCTACTGCTTTAGAAAAAGTAGGTAGAGATGGAGTTGTAACAGTTGAAGAATCACGTTCAGGTGAAACATCACTCGAAGTAGTAGAAGGTATTCAGTTTGATCGTGGTTATAAATCACATTATTTCGTTACAGATAATACAACAATGACTGCTATATTAGATAATCCATTTATTCTAATCTATGATAAGAAAATTAATACTATTAAGGATTTATTACCATTATTAGAAAAAATTTCAGCAGAACAAAAATCATTATTAGTTATTGCTGAAGACATTGAAGGTGAAGCATTAGCAACACTTGTAATGAATAAAGGTAGAGGTGCATTAAAAGTAGTAGCTGTTAAAGCTCCTGGCTTTGGTGATTTAAGAAACCAAATGTTAGAAGATATGGCAATATTAACAGGTGCTACTGTGATATCAACTGAACGCGGTATGTCATTATCTAAACTAAATATGGATTGGTTAGGTACTGCTCGTGTAGTTACAGTTGGTAAAGAAACAACAACAATAGTTGATGGTAAAGGTGATTCTGAAAAAATTGAAGAACGTATTTTATCACTTAAAACACAATTAGATAAAGAAACAGCACCATATAATATTGAACGTTTACAAGAACGTTTAGGTAAAATGGTTGGTGGAGTAGCTATTATAAACGTAGGTGGTGGTACTGAAATCGAAATGAGAGAGAAAAAAGATCGCCTAGACGATGCATTACAAGCAACTAAAGCAGCATTAGACGAAGGTATCCTACCAGGAGCTGGAGTAGCATTATTACACGCTCGAGAAGCAATTACTAATCGTAATACTAAAGGTGGTGAAATTGTATATGAAGCTTGTTATAAACCATTTGAAAAAATATTATCAAATGCTGGTGAAAACGTTGTTTCATGGTATATCAAATTAAATGATCTAATCGATCAAGTTGATTTAGTACCTGATATTACTAATAATAAAGTAGTTGGTGCTTATGCAACAGGTATTATTGACCCAACTAAAGTAGTACGATCAGCTTTAGAAAATGCAGCTGCAGCCGCAGTAACATTATTAATGACAGAATGTGTTATTCATACTAAACCAGATATTAAAAAATCACAACATGATGATTATGGTTTAGGTGATTTAGGAATGTAATATGTTAACAGCACAAACAATAAGAAAGAACATCACCATCTATATTGATGGTGATGTTACTGATAAACAAAGAGTATTAGATTTAAGTAAAGATTGGACTGAAAAACAAGAATCGTTTTTTAGAAAAATGCTTAAACAAGGAGGTGAGTTTAAAGTAAATGGAGTTCCATTTAAAGTTGAACTTGATGAGGAAGTAGTTAACTCTAAAGGTGAAAAAGATCCTGGAGTAATAGTATTTCCTGAATAAAAATATTTGATTAGGAACCTTTTAATAAAGGCGAGCTGGATTGGGGTGCTAGCATTTTACGTTCGAGTCGTACAGTAAACATAAGTTTCAGTGGGCCAGCTAGGAGAGACGAAACCCTTCCTAATCAAATTTTAAATGTTTGGATTGTCAAAATAAAATTATTAAATTTAAGTTATGAAAAAACACACACTCTGGATCGAAAAGTATAGATCACAAACATTAGATGAATATGTTGGTAATGAAGTTGTTAAAGAACGAATTGCTGACTGTATAGAAAAAAATGACATTCCTCATTTTATCTTTAGTGGAACTGCTGGAACTGGAAAAACTACATTAGCTAAATTAATAGTTAATAATTTAAAATGTGATTATCTTTATATTAATGCTAGTGATGAAAATGGTATTGATATGATTAGAGATAAAGTTAAAGGATTCGCTTCAACCGCATCATTTAATCCTACTAAAATTGTTATATTAGATGAAGCTGATTTCTTAACTCAACCAGCACAAGCAGCACTTCGAAATTTAATTGAAGAATATTCAGCTTATACTCGTTTTATATTAACTTGTAATTATATTGATCGTTTAATCGAACCATTACAATCACGCTGTGAAGTTCATATTTTAAAACCACCTACTAAGAGTATTGTAGCTAAACATGTTTGTACAAATATTTTAGATGTTGAAAATATAAAATATGAAATGCAAGATGTTGCTTATATTATTAATGAATTTTATCCTGATATTCGTTCTATTATTAAAGTATTACAACAAAATGTTAAAGACAATAAATTAACTATTATTGCTGTTGATAATAATTTAAATAAAAACTTAGTAAAATTATTAAAAACACCTACTTCTAAAACTTGGGTAGAATGCCGACAATTAATAATTAATAGTCAATTAGATGATTACCAACCAGCAATTGAGTATTTATTTAAACATTTAGATGAATATAGTAAAGGACACGATGCTGAGATTACTATTGAATTAGATAACCATCAATATTTTCAGAAATCAGTACCAGATAAAGAGATAAATATGGCCTCATTATTAGCTAAAATAGTAAAAATCATTTCAACAAAACAAATATTATAAAATGGAACCACAATTAAACATTAGTTTAGACAAAACAACAGAAATAATCTGTGAAAAATGTAATAATAATATCTTTATAAATGCATTTTTACTTCGAAAAGCATCTCGTCTATTGACAGGAACATCACAAGATGCTTTAATTCCTATTAATGTAATGGCTTGTAGTAAATGTCAACATGTTAATGAAGAGTTTTTACCTTTACAACTTAAAAGTAAACCAACACCTGAACTACCTACACCACCATCAAATAATGAAGGAGCTAAAATAATCTCTTTTAATAGATAAAAATGTTTAACCGAAATAAATTAAAAAAAATCAAAATGGAATATCAAGAACTAGAAAACGAAGTAGTATCATTAAAAGGTGCTCTTATTAGAGCAAACGAAGCTAACAAAGAATTAGATAAAGTTGTTAAAGAATTAAATACAGAACTTGGTTTAGCAATCGATCGTATTAAATATCTTAGTAATGAAGTACATCTACGAGATGCTGCTATTAAATCAAGAGCTAATTATTCAGACGAAAGTAGGAATTATTAATTTATAATGTAGTAAATAGCATTTTTTCCATGCCTATCATATATTTATTAATATATAATATATTATGATAGGTATTTATAAAATTACATCTCCTAAAGGAAAAATATATATAGGTCAATCGATTAATATTAATAGACGTTGGTCAGAATATCTTAAATTAAGAAGATGTGAAAAACAAATTAGATTATATTATTCTTTTCTTAAATATGGTCCTCAAAATCATAAATTTGAAATAATAGAAGAATGTTTAGAAAACCAATTAAATGAACGTGAATTATATTGGGGTTTATATTATAATGTTTTGTCTAAAATGGGTCTAAATTTAAAATTAGGAAATGCTAAAGGAAAAATAAGTGAAAAAACTAAAAAGAAAATATCTAAAGCTGTTAAAGGAAAAAGTGGAAAATATGAAAGAACAGATGCTATAAAACAACTTATAAGTAAAAATACTTCTATTAAAATATATCAATTTACATTAAATGGAGAATTTGTTAAAGAATGGAATTCTATTACAGAAGCTGAATTTAATTTTGGAAAAGGTATTAAAGACAACTTAAGTAAAAAAACTAACAAATCTCATGGATTTGTTTGGAATTATAATAAGATATTTCCAGGATATAATAATAAAGATCATGGAAATGCAGTAAAAGTAATTCAAAAATCTAAAAATGGAGTTATAATAAAAGAATGGAATAGTTTTACACAAATACAAAAAGAATTAAAATATCCTACTTCAAATATATCTGCTTGTTGTCTTAAAAAACAAAAAACAGCTTATGGGTTTATATGGGAATATAAAAATAATTAAATTTAATAATGGCTAATATATTTAATCTTATAAAAAGAATAACTCTTACTAAAGATAAATGGAAAGATATTTCTGAAGAAGAACAACAAACTTTCAATAATTGGATGTGTAACAAAATATTATCAATGGATCATGATTATTGTGAAGTAGTAAATGTAATACAAAAGAATACTTGGCAGATGAAAGGTGAACATCTTTATAATTTATATAAAGACTTACTACCTAAACAATATAAGTATCTTAAGTATCTTAAACCTACTAATAAAAAAGAATACGATTTAGATCAAATAGAAGCTATTCAAATATATTTTGAAGTTGGTAAAAAAGAAGCTAAAGAATATATAGACATGCTTTCTGAAGATGAAGTTAAAAACATTACGACACAAATTAAAGGAACATGAGTAATACAATAAAAGACGATATTACCAAATCAGTTATAGTAGACTTATCTGACAGAGCAGAACGCGGATATAATAAATATTCAACAACACTTGAACAAAATAATCACGACGAATTTACTCAACATCTTTATGAAGAACTATTAGATGCCGCTCAGTACTGTAAAAAAATTATTACACAAAAACAAGCAGTACAAGATTTAGTCAAAACATATCCTAATGATGTTGAATTAGGAGCTAAAATAAGAGAAATATATGGCCAAACAAAAGCTGACAGAAATTGAATTAAAACTCAAAAATCATACACCTCCAGAATTAAATCATGCTTTTCATAAAACAGTATCATATAGTCAGTTTAGTATTTATGCAAAATGTCCACATCAGTGGTATTTAACTTATGTAGAAAATAAACAACCATACCAAGCAACTATACATACAGTTTTCGGAACAGCAATACATGAAACTATTCAAGAATATGTTGATAACATGTATGTTTTAAGTGGAGCTGCAGCTGATAGAATGAACTTACATGAAATATTTCAAAATAAATTTTCTGAATTGTATACTGAGGAATATAAAAAAGTAGGTTCTCATTTTTCTACTCCAACAGAAATGGGTGAGTTTTATGAAGATGCTGTTAATCTTTTAAATTATGTTAAAAAGAATAGAAAAAAGATATTTACTACTAAAGGTGTAAAATTATTAGATATTGAATTACCTTTACTAATAAAAGTATCTAATAATATATTTTTAAAAGGATTTATTGATGTAGTGTTTTATGATGTTGATACAAATAAAGTTCAAATATGGGATTTTAAAACATCAAAATCATCTTGGAGTGATGAACAGAAAAAAGATGAAATAAAACAATATCAATTACTTTTATACAAACATTATTTTTCAAAACAATATGATTTTCCTATAGAAAATATAGAAGTAAAATTTGTAATTTTGAAAAGAAAAATTTGGGAAAAAAGTGAATATCCTCAACCTAGAGTACAAAATGTAGTACCGCCTAGCGGAACTAATAAAATGAATAAATGCTTAACTGTTTTTAATGATTTTATAAAAAATTCGTTCGACGAGTTTGGAAAACCTCAAATAAAATCATATATTAAGAATGTTGGAGAAAGTAGTTGCAAATGGTGTCCTTACAGAGATGATATTACATTATGTGATAAAAAGAATGTTCTTTCATAATTGTTATATATTTATATACAAAACAATATAATTATGAAAGCAAAAATGCAATTAACAAGTGTAAAAATTCCCGAAGATTTATTTGAAGAATTCAAATTATCTTGCATCCGGAACAAGTTCAGTACTCAAAAATTAACTGAACGAGCAATGTATCTATATTTAACCAACGAAGAATTTAAAAAACAAATACACAACCAATTAGATACAGAAATAACAGGTAAATTATAAAACAACAAAATAACGTTATGTTAAAAGAAGGTTACATACCAAAAGATCAAAGAAAAAAAATACTCCTTTTATGCGATGACATTCGTATGACCTCTGGTATTAGTACTATGGCTAGAGAGATGGTATTAGGAACAGCACATCATTTTAATTGGGTTAATTTAGGAGGTGCTATTACACATCCTGATAAAGGTCAACGACTCGATTTAAATGCTGATACTAATAAAATAGCAGGTATTGAAGATGCTAGTGTATTTTTATACCCAATAGATGGATACGGTTCTCCTGAACTTGTAAGACAAATAATTCAATTAGAAAAACCAGACGCATTAATGATGTTTACTGATCCAAGATATTGGATTTGGTTATTTCAAATGGAACATGAAATAAGAAAACAAATGCCTATTATTTATTTAAATATTTGGGATGATTTGCCTTATCCAATGTATAATAAATCATATTATGAATCATGTGATGGTTTATTAGCTATTAGTAAACAAACAGAAAATTTAAATAGAGCAGTATTGGGTTCTGAGGTTGCAGATGAAAAAGTAATTAAATATGTTCCTCATGGTATTAATGAAGAAGTATTTTTTCCTATAACATCAGAACATTTAGAATACTTAACATTAAAAGAATTCAAAAGACAATTATTTAATAATAAAGAATATGATTTTACTTTATTGTATAATGCTCGCAATATTAGGCGTAAATCAGTATCTGACTTATTG